TATTTGATCCAGATTGGGCTGACATAGTAGTATGTCTCAGCTACACTATTGTGGTCTAGCACATCAGCAAACTCAACAATCATTTTGTGAGGCACTGTGATACCATTAGAGGTTAGAGAAGGAAGGTTAGCAGTTAGTGAATTTGTAGTCATAATTTTTAGTGTTTTGTATTAGGCTGAATTGCCATAGTTAATCAGTGGATACTATAACCAGCATATCGTCAACAAAATAATTCCCATTTTTTTCATCTTTTTTGCTAATCCCTTTATTTATCAGTGTTTGAGAGGCATAATTTTTTCCCATTTTGCTACCATAGGTAACCTTTTGGCATGAATATGGTCCTAGTTTTAGCGGCTTGAGACTGCATTAGATCGCACTAGACTGCACCCAATTGTACCCTCCTTAATACTTGTTCATTAGCAAAACAAAATGCAGTCCTCATATAATAAAGCGAATCCCGGCTGATGAAATGGTCATTTTTTTGCTCCCATTCTGGTAATTGTGTCGTACTTTAAAAAAATTCCTCACTCAAAGGGCTTGACATTGATTATCTACCCAACATTATAGGTCATGTAGTCAGGAGTACTGGCTATGTAGAAAATGGTTTTAGGAGGGCTATCTCATTCCCCATCTTGAGGTAGTCCTCTTTTTTTGCGCTTGCCCCAAGCAAAGCGCGGTATACTTAAGTACACATTCTGTCTTGCATCAGAATGTACTGTCATAATGTAATCGTAATTGAGGGACATATGATGTACACCGCTATTAAGATTTATAGATTATAACATTGACTGTCAAGTAAAAAGAGTATACATCTGTTCATATGCATAAGGAAGAGTTGATGGATGAGATACAAGATGCTATCACAGAGATAGTTAAGGAGAAAGACATCCATAAAATAAAAAGCCTTAGTAGATATAACCCTGAGAAGGTGGCGAAGATATTGTACCTATACTCAGTGGGTAATAGCCAGACTAGGTTGGTAAAGAAGTATGGCTATGATAGAGCTACAGTCATCAGTGTAATCACTGATTATGCTGACTACCATAACAAGTTCAGAGAGCTATCTGGGAAGATAGCTGCTCAGAACTATATGAATATGAGTAGCCTTGAAGAGGATTTAATAGATGCAGTCCGTGGTAAAATGGAAACAGGGGAGCTTGAGCCTACCTTTAGAGATCTCAAGGAACTTTCTATAGCAAAGGCGAATGCCGCAAGGGAGGCGCTTACTGCTAGAGGAGAAGCCACACAGATTACTGAAGATAGGAAAGTATACTCACAGGAGGACTATGAGGAAACATTAAGAGCCGCCCAAGCTAGAATCAAAAAGATAAAGGGAGAGGTAATTGAGGTAGATGATAACTGAGGACTATGATGATATGTTTGACAAAGTTCGTGGCAATTTGGGCGAACACTTCACCAATTATATGTTCATTGTTATGGATGATGATGGTGACTTATACTATGACTACAGTAACTATAAGGTTGGTAAGATGCTACTACTAGAGAGTAAACTAGATATGGAGAGTAAGATAACTAGTTTAGATATTATTTGGGAAGAAGAAGAAGAGAAGGATGGAGATTAGGTTTACCCAGCATCCTCTCTTGGATGCACCTACCGATGAAGAGATAGTCTTGCTCGCAAAGCAAGACCCTAAACTGTTGGTTGATTTACACAAGGCACATGAGGGTAGGATAGAGGCGGCACTTGCTGATCCGCTCAAGTATGGGTTTGATCTTCCTGGATGGGAAAGAATCAGAGATGGACTTACCCAACATAATGAGTGCCTAACATTGGGTGGTAATAGATCTGGTAAAACCACAGGATGTGCCAAGATTATGATGGAGGCAGTTACCCAACATATGGATGGTCATATTGTATGCTTTTCACAGAATGCTGACACATCTGTGAAAGTACAACAAGCGGCGGTTTGGGAGATGATGCCCAAAGAATTTAAGAAGAAGACTAAAAGCATTGAGGGGTACATCAACTTCTCTATGCAAAATGGTTTCACTGGTAGTAGCTTTATCTTCCCAGATACTAGGACAAGGGTGGACTTCAAGACTTATACACAGTTTACAAACAATGAGTTTGGCTTCAAGAACCCCAAGGGTTTGAATATAGGAGCATGGCTTGATGAATATTTGGGGGATGCCACACTTGTGAACACTTTACGATTTCGTCTAGCAACAAGGGATTCCAAACTGCTGATTGGATTCACACCTATTGATGGGTACACACCATTTATAAATGAGTACTTACAAGGAGTAGAAACATTAGAAACAAGAGAAGCTGAGTTGTTAAATAGTAAAGCATTGCCAGTGAAGCAGTATAGCCCAAGCAGAGATGCATCAGTTGTATATCTGCACTCTGATGAAAATCCTTTTGGTGGTTATGATCGTATTGCCAAAGATTTAGATGGCAAAACAGATGAAGAAATACTTGTTAGAGCATATGGTGTGCCAGTCAAGTCAATGACTACTTTATTACCATTATTTAATACTGAGGTAAATGTACTCAGTGATGAGCCTAACAAATATGGTATGGAGTTTCCTGATATTAGCACTGATGAGTTCACTTGTTACCAAGTGGTTGACCCAGCCGGGGCTAGGAACTTTGTCAGTATATGGGCGGCAGTAAATGAAGATGGAGATATATTCATTGCAAGAGAGTGGCCCGATAGAGATACATTTGGAGAGTGGGCTTTATTTGGTGATCCCAAATGGAGATATGGCCCAGCCTCAAAAAAAATAGGACTCAATGTTGAAGGCTATGTCGATCTCTTTGAAGAGATTGAAGATGGCTTAGACATAGAAGTATTTGAGCGAATAGGTGACTCAAGATACTTTGCTAGAGAGAATGAAAACAATAATGATCTATTCACCGCATTTGATGAGTACGGTATGTGCTTTGTTGCAAGTGATGGTAGAATGGAGGAAATAGGAATCAATGCATTAGACGAATGGTTCAACTATAATCCAAATGAACCAGTAGATGAAATAAATAGACCTCGGTGTTACATACATGAAAGTTGCGGCAACCTTATAGACTCACTAATAAACTATGGAAGTAATGGCAAAGCAGACGAAGCTCTGAAAGACTTTTTTGATTTAATGAGATATCTAAGGATGGCAAATGGTGGTGATGGTCCTGACCACATAACAAACGGACAGTTAAGAACAACAATGAACACCAAAGGAGGATATTAATGGCAAAGCGAAGACTTACCGATTTAGCGAAGGAATATGAAATTTCTTTTGATGAAGCTATGGATATAGCTTTCAATCACTTAACAGAGGAATCAATTACAGGTAAAGGAAAGAATACTTGGATTAATGAAACAGGACAAGAACTGTTTGATGACAACATACCCATCAAAGATGTACAACCACAAGAATACAGAGGGCGAGTAAGGAATCTATGTCCTCATCCATTGTATGCTATGGTTCATGTCAAAGAAAAGAATGGAGTCGTAAAAATGCGAATAGCTCCAAAACTTAGAGCATTCACTAAAGTATTTTCTATGGTTCGTCTTAAACAAATTAATGACGATACTTACGAACAAATCGTACCCAAGCTACGATGATTGCTATCAATGTTACAATAGAAACATATGGATGACCAAGTCAACTCACTAACATATATATCGGACACTCCAAACATTCAACATCTTCGCCTAGCCTATGAACAAACTGTTCAAGAGCTAGAGCCTTACTTTGATCTATGTAGGGATTCGTACGATAACAGAAGAAACTACTGGCCCGGGAAGAGTCGTGACCATCGTAAGCATGGGGCAGATGCTTTCCCTTGGGAGGGAGCATCTGATATGGAAGCTCATGTCATAGACGAACGGATCTCAAGATTAGTTTCAATGCTTATGTCAGGGCTTAATCGAGCAAATGTGCGAGCATTTCCTGTAGAAGTAGGTGATATTGCTAGATCCAAGGTTGTAGGTAATTTCCTCAAATGGATGACTACATCTGGGTATATCAATAGATTTCATGAAGAAATGGAGCTAGGAGTAAACTATTTGTTAGAAAGAGGTATTTTAATTACTCATGTTGGGTGGCAAAGAGAGGATCGTAAGTTTTTACAAAAATTAG